CGTTGCCGACGAATTGGGGTTACTTTGCCGTTACAACAGGACTAACGGCATCAATCGTCGGGACTGGCGTTGAATCTGGAATTAACTACATTGATCTACGGCTAAACGGTACAGCAGGTAGCACTTCGCCTTCGGAGTTAGCGATTGATCCTGCAGTAGCAGCAACAGGTCAAATTTGGACATTTAGTACGTACTGGCGCTTGGTGGCAGGGTCTACTGCTGGCATTAGCTCCTTTGGAATTGGTCAGATTGAATTAAACAGCTCAGCGGTTTTTGTCGCTGGCGCGTTTGTTTCTCAAACTACCCCTACAAGCTCGGGACTTCAAACACAAAGACCATCATTGACAAGGACATTATCTGGCGGAGCTACTGTGGCTTTTGTCGATTCCCGCATACGAATTACTCCTGTCAACGGCGCCGCCATCGACATCACCCTCCGCATCGGCCTGCCGCAGTTAGAGCAGGGGGCATTTGCTACTTCAGTCATCCCCACCACCGGCACCGCCGGGACGCGCACGGCTGATGTGGCGTCGATTTCCGGGACGAATTTCAGTTCGTGGTATAGGCAGGATGAGGGCTGTGTGTTTGTTGATGGATCGGCGCAGAACGTACTTGCGGCAGCGGGAGGATTCCTTCTGATCAATGATCCCGCTGGAGGCAACCGGGTTGATATTCGCCAGTACAGGACTCAGCCAATTGTGCAAGGCGGTGGAGGTAGTGCTCTGACTTGGGCGGGGCCTGTGATGCCCTCCATTGCTGCTAATGCGTTCTATAGGCAAGCAATGGCCTACTCGGCAACAGCCGACAATCACGCAAATGCTATAAGCGGGGTTGTTGAAAAATCAACTACAAGCCTCGACAACATCTTGGCCAACAGACTGGCGCTCTTTATGCGTGATGCACAGACAGCTCCGACTGGTGGTACAGGTGGCATTATCCGCCGCATTGCATGCTGGCCCCAGCGCCTCCCCGACTCCACTTTGCAGAGCATAACCCTCTAGCCATGTACTGCTACCGCTTCGACTCCCGCCAACAGTTCCGCAGCCTCGCTGCAGCCGAGGGCTTGATCAATGATGACGATGAGCTGATCACCGGAGGCCACGGCTTCGCGGTGGATGAGGTCGGCACCATCTACGAAGGCGGCACCTATGACCCCGAGACGGGCGAAGTCATCACCCCGCCCACCGCTCTGCCTGGCTGGCACTGCAATACGGTCGGGTTCGCCCCTGAGGCCTGGGACCAATACCTCGTGGTGGTCAACTCCCCCGCCCGCATCTTCGCAGGTGGTGCCACCCAAGCACCCGATACCGCAACCCTGGAGGAAATGCTCGCATGACCAACCCTTATATCCGTGCTGCCAAGAAGCACCCGAAGGTCAAACAGCAGGCTGCCGAGCGCCTGAGCAAACGCCCTGATCGCCCGGTCAAACCCGACAAGCCGGAGCCTTCCAATGGCAAACCTGATCGCTGATGAGCTGGTCAACCACACCCGCTCCTTCATCTCACGCAATGGCACGCTGACCTACCGCTTCGGCAAAGGCAGCTACACACCCCTGTACCGCGACCTGATGAAGGGTCTGATCGCTGAGGTGGACGACCGCCTTGCGGGGATCAGCTTCAAGCGGGTCAAGCCATCCCGCTCTGCTGATCTGGTCATCGGCCACGGCGAGCTGCCTGCTGGTGCATCTGGCGCTGCCGTCTGGGATGACAACGGCTGGGAGATCCGCCTACCAGAACGCGGCTTCTCAACCACCGTCTTCCGCCATGAGCTGGGCCATGTGCTCGGGCTAGGCCATGTGCCGATGGGCACCGACAGCCTGATGCAACCCAGTATGAACGGGATCTACGACTTCACCAAGAAAGACTGGAAGGCGTTGAAGTCCATCTGGGGCCAGGGTGAGCTGTTGATGGCTGAGGCTGCCACCAAGCCAAAGCGCAGCCGAGGAATGCTCGTTTTTTATGGAGCCAAACAATGATTGCCGCTGCTGTCCTGGCCCTGCTGCAGGCCACTACCAACTGGGATGCGATCAACACCGCAGGCACCTCCGCCCGCGTGGTGCGGAATGCTGGTGCTGTCGTGCTCCAGATCCAGACCGCTGAGCCTGCCGCCCATCTGACCGGCCTGCGCATGAAGACCGCATCACCGCTCAAGCGTGAGCGCGACCCACGCAAGGCCGTCACCGGGTTCTACCTGGACCGTGGCATCTTCACCCGCTGGCGCTTCGACGGCAGCAAGGGTACCGACACCCTGGAGTTTGGGCCGCAGGGCCACATCATCAGCAAGCAATCCGGCGGTGTCGTGGACTTCAAGGCAGACACCGCCCCGGATCGCTTCACGTTCACCAACCGGATTGACGTGGCCAAGTGCAGCGAGAAGCACGGCTTCCCCTGTCACCCCTTGAACCACCTGCAGCGGGTGGTCATCAGGAACTTCGGGCGTGAGGACGTGATCGACCTCCAGGGCAAGCTCTACCGCTACGCCGATGTGAAAGGTGGTGTGCTGCCCGGTGTGCCGGTGGATCGCCTGCGGGTGGAAGTCACGCAGTAGCACTGTTTTATCTGTCCCCAAAGAAAAAGCCGAGGCCCCTCAGCACCCGGCTCTCCCCCTTTCATCCGCGTCTACCCTAACGATATGAGCATCATCCGCTGTGGAATCTGAACTGATCATCGAGTTCCTTCGTAATGCCTTGCGGCAGAAGCGGCTGGAAGATCGACTGATCAATCAGGCCATTGCAGACCTGCGCTCTACCCTCGCTGCTGTTGAACGCATCCTGCAGTCGTCCACAGCGTTGGCCATTGGCCCTGCTCGCCAGCGGTCCATTGAAGCTGTCGCCGCTGCTGTGGCCCGCAACGTGCAACAGACCTGGGGCATCCCCCAGCTGGCCAGTCTGCAGCAGGCCCTGGAGCCGTTCATTGAGCAGCAGCTGGAGTTTGGCCGTCGTGTTGTCGAGCTGGCCGGTGGCACCCTGTCTGCCCCTGGCACGGCCAACCTCGCTGCAGCGCAGGCCGTGAATAATGCCGTCATCGGCGGCAAAACCCTGGCCGAAACCCTGACCACCAGCTTCCCTGCGCTGGTCGCTGATCGGGTGGAACGCTACCTCCGGCTGGGGTTGCAGCAGGCTGCCGGTGAGGTGGAAATCATCGGCTACAAGGATGCGGTGGTTGCTGTCTCTGAGCGCAATGTGACGGCCATCATCCGCACGGGTGTGCAAGAGGTGGCCAGTGCGGCACAGCAGGCCATCTATGCCGTGGAGTCTGATCCGGCATGGCTGGAGGGCAGGCTGACCTGGACGGCAGTGCTTGATTCAGCAGTGTGCCCGGTGTGCATTGGTCTGGATGGACGGGAGTTTGAGCTGGGCCAACCGGGGCCGTATTTCGATGGCAGGAACCGCATCTCACCGCACCCTCAGTGCGTCCTAGCTGACACCCGTGTCATCGCTGGCACCACTGCTGCAGCCGTCCGGTCGAAATACAGCGGGAACGTCGTCACTATCGGCACGAAGCAAGGCAGGCGTCTTTCGGTTACCGAGCACCACCCAGTGCTCACCCTCACAGGATGGAAGGAGGCAAAGCGTCTCACAGAGGGTGACCAGTTGATCTGTCACGGCCTCCCATGGGTTGAAGCGGCGGTCGATCCAAACCTCAACCAGCGCCCAGCCACGGCTGAACAGCTGTTCACGCTTGCTGCTCATCAGCCTGCGGTGAAACGGTGTGCTGTGCCACCCACCCCCATGGACTTCCACGGCGATGGGACCGGGCTCAATGCCGAGATCGACATTGCATGTGTGAACAGCAACCTGCTGCTTCACGGTCAGTCCCCGTGCCCGCAGCATGTCGGCCAGGCGCTGTTCATTGGGGCTGATGTGGGTCTGACGGAGGTATCTGGTTTGGGCCCGCTTGATGCGTTCCTCTTCGGTGTGCACGCGACCGCGACAGGCCTCGTTAGCACTAGCGACTTGGTGCAAGCGTTGTTCAGCGGTGAACTGACTCCACTTCAGGCGCTCCGATTGGCTCTGATTGCGCGGTGTGATCCCAGCTTTGATGAGCCGATTGCGCACGCAGCCGCGAGCAACGCCGAGGTGCTGAGCGACTTGGTTTTCGCTCATGCCGCCCAGATACAGGCTGGCGACCATGGCAGGGTCGGGGTTGGGCTTGGGCCGGATCTTGATGCCTGCCTTGAGCAGCCTGGCGCGGATGGGCTTGAAGCTGCAGCCCATCGCCTTGGCGATCTGATTGAGGCTATGCCCGGACTGGTAAAGCTCGATGATGTGAGCAGTGTCCAGATTGAACTGAGGCATGACGTTCCGGTCTACGACTTTTCGACCCTTAGCGGGGCCTACCTGGCCGAGGGCATCCTAGTTCATAATTGCCGCTGTTACCTCCTCCCGAGCAAGTGGCGGGAGGAAACGATGCAACCGCCTGATGGTGGCAAACCTCAACTCGTGGCCAGGCCTGCCGAAGGTGACAGCGGTGAGCAGACCGTCAGCTTCCGCAAGACCGTCAACCAGTGGCTCCGCGACAACCCAGAGACGACCAAGGAGATTTTTGGTAAGCGTCTCGGCTCGCGCTTGCTAGACAGGGACGACAAGCTAGACCTACCTAGCGCCATTAGACTCTGGCAAGCGCCCAAGGGCTCATGACCGTCACCGTTACTGCCACCGTTGGCGCGTCTGATGCCAACAGCTACCTGACGGTGGCCGAAGGTGATGCCTATGCCGCCCTTGAGCTGCGCACCCTCAGTTGGTCTACTGCCACGGCGGACAACAAGGGTAAGGCGGTCATTGCTGCTACCGCTGCCCTTGATCAGCTGGAATGGGTTGGCACCAAGGCCAGCACCACCCAAGCATTGCTCTGGCCACGGTCTGATGCAGCCTGCGGGGAGAAGTCGTATGCCAGCAATGTGCTCCCGCCTGAGCTGAAGCGGGCCACCTTTGAGCTGGCCAATGCCCTGCTGGCTGATGCGACCCTTCTGACCAGCAGCAACCCGGCAGTGGGTGAGCTGATCCCTGGCATCCCCAATGCCAACCTTAAGGCTGCCCGCATCGACGTGATCAGCGTTGACTTCCGCGATGGTGGCGGCGCCCCGGTCTACACCAATGCACTCACCATGGTCCCTGCCCTCAAGGGCATCCTCGGGTGCCTGTGCCTCAGTGGGCCGGTCAGCAGTGTCGGCACCGTCAAGGTGCAACGAAGCTGATGGAAGCCACCAGCCAGCTGAACATGTTTGCTGGGCTGGGGGTTGCCGAGCAGAAGAAGCGCAACACAGACCTGCTGAGCACACCGTTGAGTCGGCGTGAGCAGCGGGAGTTTGGCCGCCTGTATGCCGAGAACATCAAGCTGGTCAAATTCTTTCAGGCCAAGCTGGCCAAGAAGTACCGCTACTGCATGGCCATCGAGGACATCAACAGCTGCGTTGATTTTGCAGCGATCAAGGCCTTCAGGGCCTGGGATCCGAAGCGCGGCAAGCTGAGCACTGTTCTTTGGTGTTTTGCCCATGGGGAGGTGTTGCATTACCTGCGGGGCAACAACTGGGGAATCAAGGCTCCCCATAAGGTCAGGGAACTGGGTAGCAGTGCTCGGCGGTTGATTGATGAGGGCCTGTCCGTGGAGCAAGTGTGCGACCGGCTGCGGTGTGCCATGGATGAGCTGAAGGATGCCCTGGTGGCCACGGCAGGCATCGCCCATGAAACGATGGGGTTTGACCTGCACCTGTCGAACCAGCCAACGCCGTGGGAATGGCTTGAGGCACAGGAGGCTAGTGCTAGCTAGCAGGTAGGATTGGGGTGCTCAAGCGGGTTGCAGCCCCTTGAGCGTGACCAACTCACTGTGGATGAGCTGATGCCAGCAAGGATAGACCTGACTGGTCAGCGGTTTGGGCGGTGGACCGCAATTCAACGCACCCGCTTTGGCCAGTGGCTTTGTCAGTGCGACTGCGGCGCCAAGAAGCCGGTTCTTGTGAACTCGTTGCGTGGCGGCAAGAGCATGAGCTGCGGATGCCTGAGGCGTGAGGCCACAGGCCAGCGGTTGCGCCACAACCTCACCGGAAGGCGCTTTGGTCGCCTCGTGGTCACCGACTATGCAGGCACCGACCGCCACAAGAAAACCAAGTGGCAATGCCTGTGCGACTGTGGCAGCGCAACCGTCCAATGCGCTGGTGATCTGCTGAAGGGCACAGCTAAGAGCTGCGGCTGCTCTAAGAGACTTCCCAGGATCACCGAAGAAACCGGCAATCAGTACGGCAGGCTGAGGGTCTTGCGCTGGTGGGGCACCAACCACAGGCACAGGGCCAAGTGGTTGTGTCAATGCAGCTGCGGGCAGCAGTGTGTTGTGACTGGCGATTACTTGCGGTCCGATGCCACTAGGAGCTGTGGGTGCCTGTTGCGTGAACACGCAGCTGACCTTGGCCGAAGGGTGGGCCAGTTCAATCGGACCGATGACAATCCCGCAACCTTCTTGGCCGATCCTGAGCACGCTGCTCGCCCCACCTTCCTGTACTTGGTGGAGGTGAACGGCATCCTATTGAAACTCGGCATCGCCGTAGACGTTCTGGTCAGAGGGCAAGGCTCCTACACCGCCGTCCACTTCGCCAGGCTGATGCCTAGGGCAAACTCCTGGGCCGTGGAGCAGGCAGCCCTCTGGCGCACCCTGGCCAACAGGGTCAATGGGCTTCCCGACGAAATCACTCTCAAGGATGGCTGGTCTGAGCTGCGGCACGGATTGGACATTGCCCAGACAACTCAGATGCTGGACGCCATGGCTGATGAGTGCGAGCGCATCGGCTGGGAACGGTTTTGGCAGTTGCTGTGTGTACGCCAGCGACTCGGTAAGCTAATGTAGTTCTCAGTCAAATCATGGCGACCGGCGCTTTCTTCGCGGCTTTCGGCTATAAATTCTACGTCAAGAAAGGGACTACCGCAAGTACCATCCCAACCTCATCTTCTGGCTTGGTCGAGGTTTTGAGCCTTGAAAACGCCGGAATCCAAGGTGCGTCCTCTACGACAGAAGTTATTGACTATGGCAGCAGCCAGGGCTTTTCTGCCAGCTTGGTGACCGGGCAAAGTTACACCATTCCATGCACAATGAATCTCTCGTTGAATGACGCGGGATACCTTGAACTGAAAGACGCAGCTCTCAATGCCGCTACGGGTGTTACTGTTCAGTGGTACAGAGAATCTCCAGAAATGAGTACAACTGGCGACCCTGAAAAGCACGCTGGAGTTGCTTTTGTCACGGATTTTTCGGAAGATCTACAGGCCGGGGGGGTTGCGAAAGTGACCTTTACGCTGACCGGCTACGGCGCCTACACCTGGACGGCTGAAACGAACGTCTAAAGCTGACGACCTGCTAGAGCCTGCCATTGGGCCTTAAAGAAGGGTTCCAGTGGCAGGTTGTTGAGTGCTTTGCCAATCCAGTCACGGGGAGGGTAGTTCTTGCCGGGGACGCCACGGAGGATGTAGCCCGCATAGGTCACACCACTGTTCCCCCACGTGAATTCCAGAGTGGTGGCATTGATGCGGTTGCGGCGCTGGGATTTGAGGAATGCCCCAGTGTCCACGATGTCGCGGGGGCTGCCTTCAATGGTGCCGTTGCGGCGGTAGGTCGTGACCGGCCAACTGAACTGCACCAGTTGGATTTCCTCTTTGAGCTGCTGATCCATCGCCTTCCC